CAAAATATGAAAAAAAAAGAATTAAAGGCTTTAGTCAAAGCTCTTGGAGTGTCTGATAAAAAACTTGAAAAGATGGATAAAAACGACCTTATTCAATATATTTTGTCGCGTAAAAAATCTCCCAGTCCATCAATGAGTCCAGTCAGACAACGATCACCTTCTCCCGTAAGGAAGTCGCGATCACGCACTCCAAAAAGACGATCTGCTTCTCCGAGTCCAATCAGATCAAAGTATCGGGCAGCCGATCTTCTTGGTAAGAAAGTCGCAGAACTCAAAGAAATGGCCAAAGTTGAAGGTCTTAAAAAATGGAAGGATAAAACACCTTCAAAAATGTTAAAACAAGATTTAGTGGATTTTTTACTCCACGTTGGAGGAGGTGGGCAAGTCCCAAAAACACCAAGCTTAGTTCAACCATCAATTTCTCCAAAAGGGAGAGCAGAGCTTGCATTGCTCAAAGTGCCAGAATTGAAAGCTCTTGCTTTGAGTTATGGTTTGAAGAAGTTTAAAGATAAAACTCCATCACAGTTGCGTAAAAACGACTTTATCGACTTCATTGTTTCGACTCAGAAACAGAAATCACGGTCTCCTTCTCCAAGACGATCACGATCACGATCACGTTCTGTGAGTCCTCCAAAATATAAATCAAAAGAGTTGGGTTCAACCTCAGATGATTCAGGAGATGAAATTGTGGTTAAAAAGACCGTAAAAAAACCAAGTCCAAAAAAGAGAAGTAAAACACCACCTGCATCGGTTAGAAGGTCTAGAACGCCATCTCTACCACCCTCTGTTAGACCAATTTCATCATCAATCCTGGCTGAAGATGAAGAAGAAGCACCTCCTAAAAGAACTCCACCTGCATCGGTGAGACGATCAAGGACTCCTTCGGTTAGGCCAAAGTCACCTTCTGTTAGACCACCTTCTCCATCGCCTTCAGTTAGGCCAAAGTCACCTTCTGTTAGACCACCTTCTCCACCGCCTTCGATCAGACCAAAGTCGCCTTCAGTTAGACCACCTTCTGTTAGACCAAAGTCACCTTCAGTTAGACCGAGTATAACGGTAGCCCCTCCTTCTTCAGTCAAATCTAGACCAGATTTGCCAAAGTACACGGGTAAACATGCCGATCGTGATTTGGAAATCTTGGCGCACGAACACAACTTTGAATCGGTGCCAGTCAAAGGCGATGGAAATTGTCTTTTCAGGGCCATAAGCAAATCTTTAAGGCTGAATCAAAACATGAGGTACACACACGAAATGTTGAGGGCGATGGTAGTCGAATACCTTAAAGATCATCCAGATTTCTTGGAGACTTATTTGGAATATGTCACTGAGAGCGGTGAAACAACGCCTGAAGAATACGCTAAAAATGCCAAACGATACATACAAGCCATGTCAAAAAGTGGGACATGGGGCGATTTTATATGTCTGATGGTCTTGAGTGAATTATTGAAGGTTCAATTCAACCTTCTAATTTTAAATACTCGAAATTTTCAACTTATATCAAATAATGATGCTTACACCACCATAGTTCCGCTTGGTTTTATTGATGACTATCATTATACTGCCTTGGTACCTTTGAAGCGTGTTCCACCATTATTAGCATCAAAACCACCACCATCAATTATGGTTCCTTCTGCTTCAATTCGACCATCTTCAATTCGACCATCGATTGTGTCACAACCATCTATTGCACCTTCGATAAAACCATCTATTAGACCTTCGGTTGTTCCTATGCCTTCAATGGAACCTTCGATTGCTGTCCCAATTTCAGATATTGCTCCTAAAATACCACCACCCGTGTTTGGTAAAGTTAAACCATTATCGTCTGTAAATGAATTATTAGAACTTATGGATAAAGTTAAACCATATGTTTATGATGATATATTTCAGTTACAAAAAGCCGAAAGACAGATTATGGTCAGTTTAGGCATGTAGACAAATGAATGATCAATCAATGGACCTTTTATACCCTTTAGGTATAAAAGATTAAAAAATGAATTTTACGGTCAAAAAAATTAGTCTAATAAATATATGATGGATAACGAGGTTAAATTGATTATAAACCAAAAAATATTGTCTTTGGTGGATTTTATCATTAATAAAAACCCAAACGCTGATAAAGGTAAAATAAACCACAAACTCAACCAGCTTGGGTTGTTATGGATACCAAAAATAAAAATTAATGGTACACCAGCAGTTATAACAATGATCGATAAAAAACCAACTATAAAGGTTGAAAAGAACCAATTTTCAAATTATATCTTGTGCGTGGAAGAAGATAACCATATTTTTCAAGATCTTCTGACAAACAAATTTGTTATGCATGTAGGGTCAAAAACAATCATTGGAACAGAAAATTCTTCTGGTGAAATTGAACCTTTAACAAAAGCATTGGTAGAAGTTTGTCACAAATACAAGTTAAAGTATCAAGTACCATTAAATTTGAATACAAGTGATGACCCCGATCAAGATGACGTTATTGTCAACGAAATCCAAGGGCTTGGGTTAAACTATGCAGAAAGTGACGAAGAAGAAATAGAGGACTAAATTTTGTAGATAATAAATGCTTTTGGAACGAAAAATTGGAGACCTAACCCTATGGGAATTTGTGATTGCGTTGGTGATCATTCATCTTTTGGTTGGTATTCTCCTTAATTTTATTAGTAGTAAATAAAAAGGAATGGGAACGCGAGGTTAAAATACTCTTTTATGCCTTTGAGGCATAAAAGATCAGATATATCACCACAAAAGAGTTAATAAATGAAGTATGAAGATTTTTACAAATATTTGGCTTTTAAAGTCGGCAACTCTGCCGTCATTGGACCAAGCATCTCAATAAAGATTGGAGAACACCCTAAAATTTCTTTGGGTCTATTTCAGGGTCCTTTTGAACATCGATTTGTTATTTTTCCAATAAAAATTTATGGCGAAACTGTACGTCATCTTAATGTTCTCATTTTTGATCAAAAAACAAAGATTATGGAGAGATATGAACCTTTTAATCAATATTTGAATTTTCGACAAATTAATGATCTACTTGAATCATTATTGTACAAATTGATGGAGAGAAAAAAAATTTATTTTTTAAAGTACCGTTCGACTTTAAATACTGAAACTGTTTTAACAGATAAAAATTGTGGTCTATATTGCGTTAAATATGTTGTTGAAAAAATTAAAACTCCTCAACATGGTTAGATTTATCCAACCCGCGTCGTCAAGTGAATGTGTATCCCTTTCAAGCCCGGCTTGAAAGGTAAGCCTTTAAAGGTTAAAATAACCTTAAAGGGGTATAAGTTTTTTATGCCTGAAAGGCATAAAAAATAATTTAAATTATATTTTTTGGAGGATAAATTTTTCCATGGATAAATCCGACCATAAAATACAAGAGTAAACTATAACCAAAGAATGCCATAAATGTAATAAATGGTTTTTTGGAGGTTTGAGAAGCCTTAAAATAAGCAAGAATACTTACTGGCACACTAAACCATATAAAATTTGGTGTAAAAAAATCTTTTACCAATAAAGATGTTCCAATAGAAAGAATGGATATCAATGGCCATTGATATTCTTTTTCAAATTTAAAGATGTTTATGACCCAATCAGATATAATATACGAGCCCACAAAAATTGGAGTTGTAGCAACCCCATTTGCGACTGTGTAAAACGATGTTATAATTTGCCATTTATTTTCTCTCTTCGCAACGGGTTAGTTATAAAAATAAAATTGAAATAATTTTTTATAATTGAAGTCAAAATAAAGATGAATGCTTTAATCGACTTGACAAAGTGTCGCGAATATATAACTATAACTATTGGTGGAAAGAACCAACAAGTGAAATTAAACGGAACCATAGACGATCCGTATTTCTGCCATAATGAATTATGTGCTGTTTTAGGGTACAAAGATCCTAAAGATGCACTTAAAAGGTATGTTGATGGAGACGATAAGAAAACTTTAAAGGAGTTGGTGTTCTCTAAAAGTGAGAACACCAACTCTTTAGGTAAAATCAACCTTAATTTATCATACAATGACGGTAAAGCAGTTTATATCAGTGAACCTGGGTTATATTCACTTATTAATGGTTCTCAGAACTTTGAAAATAAAGAAGATTTTATCAAACAAGTTGAAAAGTGGATTGTCCTCAAATACGGCGGCGGTAGCGGTTTGATGGATATCTTCAGTTTTGTAAAAGGGTACAATTTGACCTTTGATATCAATTCAGATTGGTTCCAAGATTTATGGTATCCTTTAAGCAAAAGTCAGCCCCTCCAACTGGAGGGCTGAAAAAGGTTGAAAATCAACCTATAATTGTAACTCAAAATTTACTTGAATGGATGGGATTTAAAGGTAAAGACAACTCTATAAAACAATTTAATTTTTCCAAGGTTCTTCGAAGTCACAAAATACCATACGATGAGATAGGTTACGATCATCCTTTAGTTATTGAATATCCCTGCGTTCAACGCGAAGCTCAATTGATACCTGCAAACAACATAACTCGTAAAAAATGGATTTGTATGGATGTTAGAGCATTTAAAAAAGCGGTGTTGAGATTAAACACTGAAAACTCCGAAATTGTGAGAGACTACTATCTTAACCTCGAGGAAGCCATGTTTGCATACGGAGAGTACACGATGAGATATATGATAGAAGAGACAGAAAGAACACGTAAGGTGCAAGATTCTCAATTAATTCAAGCTATGGAACAATTAGCCATAAAAGATAAGTCTCATGAAGAAGAGACAAAAGAACTAAGAGACAAACTTGTAAAGGCTGAACGTAAGGCTATCAGAGTCAACAAGTTTATGAAGAGAATAACCATTAAAGAGAGAAAAATGGAGTGGATCTACCTCGAGAGGCTGTGGAAGGTTGGTTCTACCATACGTTTAAGTAGTCGTATTGGCGGATACCATACTGGTCGAGCTAAAGGGGTACCAGATTGGAGAACACATTGAAACCATTGACCTAGAAGAAGAGGAAAGTGAGTCTATAAGAGAGGCGTTTGAAGACATTTTGACTAGTATCAAAGAACAACATGAACGAAATGAGACGGCTGTCATACAACGAAAAGATTTAATGAATCGACTCTTGAACGTCTCCAACTCAAACAAAAAAGACTTGTGGAGCTAAATCAAAGAACTAACCGGGTGGACCAATTCTAAATCTGAGCTCGACGATGGAAACTTCAAATACAAGATAGTTTATTAATTGTGGTCAAAAGAACCATAATTTGAAAGAAAGTGGATGCTAGGCACTAGACGATTTTATGCTTCAAACAAGCATAAAATTGAAATATGATAATCTTCCGTGGGTACTACCCTTGCCTAGGAATGCATTTTAGGCCAATTTCTTCGAATAAGATAAATAATGGTTAAAATTACCACACTTAAAATAAAAAAATTTCGAGTTGAACCAGCGCCTCCATTAGGGTTAAACGATGATCCAAAAACAGGTCCATCTATTTTCTTTGATGGAAGGTAAAGGTGGTGTTCTTCCTTTGGAACAAAATATTTATTCAGCGCATCTTCAATTTTCATTAAAGGTTTTTTTAACCTTTGATTAACAGAGTTGTGAAAATTGAAAAAAAAGGTGAAAAGCTCCTTTCGATTTTCAACTACTTTATCCAACTGAACTGCGTTGACAAATTCAAATGCATGATCTTGACATTCTTTACATGGCAAAAATACAGGCACGGACTGAATAAAATTTTTCATGATTGTTTTTATGCTTTGATTGGGCTTGTTATCGTATGTCGATGACATAAAGTGCATTGTAGCCCAATAATGAGGACCCCAAATATATGGTTCTAAATTCATGGTTAATGACTCCTTTATTTATTGGTAAATAAAACTGAACAAAATGGGTGTTGAAAAATTTCAAATATTGGACTTAATAAATGAAACTATATGTATTTTTGTGTATCGTGTATATTGTTGACTCTCGTCCCATTTCTGATCCGAATCCAGGGTTTGAATGCGATATTCAGTGTCAACAAAAATATTTAATAAAATATGGTTATTTGGACCCTGAACTTTCAAATAATGAAATTGCATCTCTTGAAGATCATGATAAAATTTTACAAGGTATCATGAACCTTCAAAAAGACGCAGGTATTAAACCAACTGGGCTTTTGGACTCTTTAACCACAAATTTATTTCAAACTCCTCGATGTGGGATGAACGCGCGTCAAAAACGATTTGTTATTGCAAGGGGTTGGGATACTCCAAAAAATAATTTGAATGAAACAATGGTAACATGGTACCTTGATTTATCCAATTTTGATAAAATCCAAAGCAACATGTCTAAAATACAACCCACAAATCACCACTACACAAGCGCCTTCGACAACCACCCCTTTTATTAAAAGATTTACAACGAAAAATAGGGTTCCAACAACCACTAAAAGATATAAAATGAATATTTTCAAAAAGTTGTTGATTCAAAATTCCAGGGTATACATCTACCCTAAATCAACCTCATCACTTAGTTTTTAATTTTTGTGCTTAATTTTATCCTTTTTGAGGATAAAATTAAAAATAGGTTTTACGCCACTCTTTCAATAATCAAAAGACATGGATCGATAGGAGCCGTTGGATCAACCACGATTGCATTTACTCCAGGGTTTGCTAGTTGAACAGAAAACTGGAACGATAGTGTGGGTGCAACACTTATCAATGCAGTCAAATACACTTCTTTACAAAATGCCTGGGTTGGAAACGGTGATGTGTTTGGAAGACAACTCAACCATTTTTCAACTCCAAAAAGTGTTGGGCCACTTTCATCTTGGAATTGGCAACTAACAGAACCATTTATACCAGTCGATTCACTCATACTGCCTGCAACAAAAGTTATTCTGTAGTAAGTGGTGTAAGGTTGAGAATTTGATATAGTCGCTACTCCTGCACCATCTAATGTGAATGTTGAACCGGTATTTGGCCATGCGGCAAGTCCAACAATGGCGTTTCCTGTGCTGAATGCCTTGGCAGTTCCAATAGAAGGAATATTAATGGATGCCGTTGCCTTGAAAACATTGGCACCATATTGTAATGACGCAATCATTCTACTGCTTGGCCATATGGTTGTATTTGACTGTGGGTTGGTTATGACGGTGTCAATACTATATGTCGAATCAATTGTCTGACCCGCATCTGCACCACTACCAAAAAATGCGATATTATTTGGTATAGCAGTTGGTTTTTTGGCTTGAAATGCACCATCAACATATTGTTTGTTGGTCAGATCAAAAGGTGCAACTGGTGCTATTGGTTGAACAATAGCACCGCTCATAGTACCACCTGTTAATGGTAGACCTGAACCCGAACCTCCTCCAGAAGCAATTAGCTGTGCTACTGGATCAATTAGTTTGAAATTTATTCCACTTGACATTTATTTTCTGTGTTTAAAATGAAATAAACGAAAACTGACCAATTTGTGTTGTTCCGAACCTTTTTAAATGTGGTTAATTTTTACCCAAAATCAAAAATCTTTTTTGCTTTGGAATAAAGTACATAGAACCTTAATTCTTGAAGCATACAACTTAAGATCCCTTCTCCCTTTATTGTTTTTAAACCAGAATTAAGGAGTACTTCAAGCACAGAAGTGTGCTGATGAAGATATAAATTTAAGATTATCATGTACCTAAAAAATTCTGTTTTTGTGGAAATATCTTTAATTTTGGAATCATTGAAATTTGAATGAAGGCACAAAGAACCAAAGAAACATTCGATAAATTTTCTTTGTTTTAAACTTAAAGGCCACCCTATCAACCATTTTGGGTTTAAATTTGGCCGAAGAGCGTGATAGTCTCTGGTTAGATTAAGACTATCAGCGACTGGTATATTAAAAACCATACTCAGAAAACAAGATATTACAAGGCTTGATCGACCATGACCTCCTCGACAGTGTAAATATAATTTTTCTCCCGGTTTTAAGCTTTCAATGGCCATTTGGATCAATAACAGAAAAATGTGAAATTTTTTTTTGTTTTCTGGTACCCATCCATCTTTAATTGGAAAATTTATCCAATTGTCCACAAGATGAGAGTACTGATTTATCCCTCTTTCATTGTTGTTGGTCAAGTCTATGAACCACACTACCCCCTCTTCTTTCAATTCTATGATTTGATTGTGGTTGGGATAACCACCAAATAATGCTTTTTTTTCGATGAAAAATGATGCTTGATTCATTCTTTATTTATTACCTTACTACTTGAAAAATTTCAATTTTTGAATTTATGGACAAAGTGAGCTCTATTCCCGACGTTTTTTTGAAAAAAAATAAATGATTTTTTACAATTGTTTTAAGCATAAATAAAGAATGGACGTTATTGAAAAAAGAGTATTATTTGTGGGTGATCCTCACTTTAAAATAAAAAATGTAGAGTATATCCCGTTGTTTGTGTCTCGAATTGTGGGTATCGTCGAATCAAATATATTGGATTTTGTTGTGGTTGCTGGAGACCTGTTAGACAACCATGACAGAGTTGATGTTGAACCGTTGAATTTAGCCATACAATTTATCGATTTGTTGAGAAAAAAAATAAAGACTTTTGTGCTTGTTGGCAACCATGATTACAAAAACAATCAACAGTTTTTGACCGACCATCATTGGATGAATGCGCTTAAATGTTGGGATAATGTTACCATAGTTGATGAAGTGGTTGAATACACCACGGATGACTTCAGTTTTTTATTCGTCCCGTACGTTCCACCTGGAAGGTTTGAAGAAGCATTAAAAACAAAATATGATCAAGTCAATTATTCAAAAAATTTTAAGGCTATATTTGCCCATCAAGAATTTTTTGGTTGTAAGATGGGTCCAATAGAAAGCAAATGTGGAGACAAATGGGACGAAAATTGGCCTATGGTTATCAGCGGCCATATTCACAACAAACAATGGAGTCAGAGCAACATCTATTATCCTGGTTCAGCTATGCAACACGCGTTTGGACAATCGATTGAAAATACTGTGCCTATTTTGACCTTTACCAACGATGAACTGAGTTATGAAGAAATTGACCTTAAAATGCCAAAACTGACAATAAAATATCTCAGTGTGGAAGATGTGATGAAACCATTAAAATTCAAAAACAAAGAATTTCGAAAATATAAAATTGTGCTTCATTCAACCTGCGCTGAAGAATTTCAAACTTTCAAGAAAACTTTAAGGTACAAACAACTATTAGATGAAGGATTCAAAATTACCTTTAAGTTGAAAAACATGATATCTGAGTGTTCAAGTGTAGATACGCCTTTAAATTTCATTGATATATTACACCAAAAAATTAAAGATGAACAAGACCCTGATTTGGAATCTATTTTTTCTAAATTTGTAACACAATAATGGTGTATTTAATCTTTTATTCCTTTTAGGCATAAAAGAGTTCAAGTGAACTTAAATATTTGGACGAACCATATTTTTTGTGGTTTGTAACTCGTTCGCTTCGGAGAGGCTTTTTACCTCTCCTCAACGATGTGGGTTTAAGACCATTTTTTAAATTTTTTATTTTTTTTGTGGTTTGTAACCCGTTCGCTTCGGAGAGGCTTTGCCTCTCCTCAACGATGGTGCAAAGCACCATCGCTTTGCGACGGGTCGACCCACTAGTTTTACTGGTGGGTTAAGACCATTTTTTTAAATTTTTTATTTTTTTGTGGTTTGTAACCCGTCGCAAAACGAACGGGTCAAGACCAAATTTTTTTAAACCCCAGAAAAACTACTTGGTCACTTTGAACCAAAAACTACAAATTTCCCTCGTACATTTTAATAGTTGGGCGACTGGTGCGAGGTTAGGAATACTCATTTATTTGTTTTAAAAAAAAGCATTTTTTAAAACATGACGCGTCACTTCAATATTTGTACTGACCCAGTCAAACAATCAAAAACTTGTACTTGACATGCTTGGCATCAAAGTATCCTTTGTAGACAATTTTTCAAAAATGACCTTACGATACCTGTACAACAAGTAGACCATTATAATGGTTACAGATATGCCTATAATGTATTTCATCTGAAAATAGGTTTCAGGTGGTTGTACAACCATATCTGGAGGTGGTTGTGGCGGTGGTTGAATTGGTCCATGACTAGGTTGTTGTTGAGGTGGCTGTTGTTGTGATACGTTTTCTCCGGCTTCCTTTGGTTTAACCACTACTCGTACATCACATTCACATGGTTGTTGAGACTTTAAAACCAAAAAATAAGATTTTAATTGTCCATCTGATTCTATTTGACCATTAATGTATCCATCGTCAACCAGTTTATATTGTTTTGGTTTAATTTCACCTTGTTCGACAATAGTTATATTAAATGGTTTTTTATCCTTGCTTTTAACCTCAAAAAAACAAGAAAAATTAACAGTGCTGCCGTTCAAGGGTATAAGTTGTTTATGTTTATCTATCTGATAAGTCTTAGTGCCTGTATCCATTTATTACTTATCAAAGCAGAATACAAAAAATATTCAATGTGAGTCAAAAATAACCAATAAATAAATTATTATGGAGGAAGAAGACGACATTTTTGAAAACCAGGTTGAATTTCTAGCCGAAAGAGATGCTTGGAATAGACTTGGAGCAGCCGATATTGGGCTAGGTCTGGGTGGCGCAATTAACCTTAAAAAAAGTGGTTATACTATAAATGAAAAATTCAAATTAATAGCACTTGCAACCATAAACATTATAAATGATTCAGACAATCATACTTTAAATTCAGTTGAAATAACCCATATACTCAGTCTGGTTGAAAAGATACCAGATTTTGAATATAAAAATCCATCGGCATTTATAATGGGGTATCTTGTGGCTGTTCATTCAACTTATGGAACATCAGATTCGACAATAAAAATAAATAAAGATGTGCTTGCCGATATCCTTGAAATAAATAAAAATATTGAGGACCAATTATTTGCCAAAATTGACGATGTTGATATCGTGAGGTACGTTCGACTCTGTCTTTTGAACAAGTTGAAATAAATTCTTTTATACCTGAATAGTAGGTATAAAAGGAATAATAATTACATTAATTTTGGTAAGATTAAACCATAAAACCAATATCCATTAATATTTATAACAATAACATCAATAGATGGTTCTTTATGACCAACAGAATATTGTTGGAGAGTATTCTGGTCGAAAACAGTCACATTCATTATTGTTTCGTCCAATACAATTTTTTGACCTAAAAATTGACTGGCATTTTCAGCCAATTTTTGTAATGAAGGTAAGAATAAGCATAAAGTATTATCGGAATCTGCAAATTTGTACCCAAATAAATCTTTTATATAATAAAGTGTATTTGACCTTATGTATTGAACATTTTGAGTTGTTAAAATGTTCAATACATATGGAGTACGAGTCCTTTGAAAATAATCGTGTTTTGTCAATGCAAGTTGTGCTGGGTAAACAACATTGAAATTGGCAATATCATTAAAGAAAAAGTGGTATATGTTGGTCGAATATATCTTCAAGTTTATCGGCGAAATTAAGCTTAGATTGAACCGTATTCTGTTTTGAAATTCAAGAGAATTGAATATAAACTTGTTGTTAACCATCAATTCTGCCGAGTTGAAAATAGGTTTAATTGCCACCTTGGAGTATTTAAAATTTTCGACAACTTGAGTATGCTGAGAAATCCATTCATCGACAGATCCACCAGTTCCCAGGCTGAATACACTGTAAAAATGACATGCTGCCCAAAGGATGTATTCAGCCATTCTTTTCATTTTTTTAAACGATTGATATGGAGAACTGTAACCTTTAGTGGTATTCAATTTTGTTTGGTACAAATCTAACCATGAAAATTTTGTTTTCAAGTTATTTTCAACTTGTGGTTGAAGTTTGCCATTGACAGAAATAAAATAATCAAGAGATTTGATAGGGAGTTTTAAGCACGGTAACGGTGGAAATTGACCAACAAATGAAATATTTTCAAATTCAAATTCAAATTCAACAAGCCTAGTCTGACCATAATTATCGACGTATTGATTTAAAGGTTCGACGACCTTTAAAATTTTTCCATTTGCAGAAATTGTTTCCCATGGGTAGGTTTGAAAAGTGTTGAGTCCACTTTCAGATGGATTATTCGTGGTCAAAAGATTGATAAAATTTTTATTATCAATGTCGTACACGGCATGGTTGAACCTTTCTTTGAACAATGCAAAAATTTTTTTAACCTGAGCATCACCCTTTTCAAATGTAAAAATAGGTTTTTTACCTTGTTTATTTACATATGTTGAGGTCTCTTCATCCACAATTAGTTCAACATGTTCTTGTTGCTCGTGTTCAATCATTAAAATTACTCGTTTTTTTAATGGACAAATAAACCTCACAAATCTGTTGGGGTAGACGCTAAAGTCATCTTCAGTCAGAGAAAATAAAATGAAAGATAATTGATAGTAATCTTCCAATGCACCTTTAAAATATCTTGGATTAATATAGGTTGTCGGATCCATAACTTTTTTGGCAATTTCTTTGACACTTAATGAATTGAATTCACCTTTACAAAGTTCTGCTCTTTTGGCCAATTCAGACCTCACAGTTGTATCAGATTCTTGCCTGTTGGTGACCTTGTTTAATATATTGACACAACTCGAAGAAGATAATGGTATACCATACCTATAGAATTTGTTATTGGTTGTGTAACTTAAAAGTTTATCGATTTTTGGTGGAAGAGCACCTAATCTTTCTGGAGATAAAATTTTTAATGTTTTACCTATCTCGCCGGCATTAATTCGTTGTTCGTAAACTTCTTGGTGATTGTACATCTTATAATTTTTGCTCTTTTTTTGTGGTCGTTGATAACAACAAGGAACAAATGGATAAATGTCCCTGTTTGCCAATTTGGTGTTCTCCCTCAAACCGGGATATTTGTAGTCGGGGTATGGGCAAGAATAAAATTTTTGCTCAGATTCTCCATAAATTGGAAATTTTAAAACGGTGTCAGTGTCATCATTCATTTTTTCTTGATCTTCGACTACCATAGGAGGCTTATTGCATAATCTGGTGTAGTTTGGAATAAAAATTTCTGGTGCTTGAAGTTTGAGAAGGTTATCTTTCTCCTTATTTCCTTGACCTTCAAATAAGGTTCGATCAATCTTTAAATTTATGTATTGTTGGTAAAAATTTGATATGACATCAACTTTACCCAAAGTGTACTGTAAAATTTTGTTAACCAAAATTGTATAATTATTTATCCTTGTTTTAAGATCAGGGCCACCATGAATTTTCTTGAGTCTGACAAAGGTTCCGACTGTACCAGGACGTTCAAATAGACTCACTCCAATATCATTTGAACGCACACCAACAAGGTTCGAACCAACCTTTAAAAATATGTTTAAATTTGTTTTACGGGTGTTAATTAAGGCACTTTCATTAATGTAACTAATATTATAAAGACTATGGTCGTTTGTGATCAAATCCTTGAGTATTATGAGTGGTATGTTGACAGATGCCGAATAAGAACCATAATAAAATTCTTTTTCTTGACGTTGTGGGTATATGGAGCTTTCACCCATATCAGTCAAAATATTCTTGACCAAATCTTTCAGATTGTTGGTTGGTCTTCCACCTGCACCAACAGCATTGGGTTCGTTGATTAAAGTTTCAATTGTTAAGGTTATTGCCTCCTCACGAACAAATATATTGATCATCTTGTATTTTGTCCGCGAGCTTGGTATATTGAACGTTGAGACTTTTGAATCGCGAATTTGTATCATAATTCTAATGATGTCGGAAGCCTTTATTTTTTTGGAAAGAATTTTATCCTGGTTCAAGTAGTCGTCTATCAAAGATTTATAATCTGGGTTGAACTTGACCATTTCTTGATAAAAACAGGCAACAACAATATTATTCAATTTTATGGAATCAAATACCATTAATTCGTTTTTATTTCCAACATTTGGAATTTCCGTTTGATGGTTAATTTTATTCAAAACAAATGGTGTTGATTCAAAGGTTGTTTGAACCCGCCCCCAAACAT